ACATTTAATCTTCGTCTATTCCTCTTTCCAGACTATCATCTATATCCCATTTACAGATTTCTTGGTAAAGTAAACTTATGTAACTATTACTGTGGAAACCTTCTTTATATAGGAGATAAGTAACATCAACTGTTTTTCTTTCATAAATCGGTATCCGCTTTTCCATGCGATACCTGTAATAAATATTTTTTATAATATTTCTTAACTGCTGCTTTACCCCGTCTTTTACGAGGTCTAAGTCTATTGATAATTTTTCAACAAGTTCTTTTATTTCTTCTATATCCTTATTCTGTTGGCAGTTTACATTAGTTATCTCTTGAGTATTTTTCTTAAAAATGCTTTTAATAAAGGTCCTACCACCCTTCGTAAAAACAGTAATTAAGGCAATAATTGATAAAATTAAGCCAACTATAGCAGCAATATCTTTTACTGTCTCCATTAAATTTGCCCTCCACTTTATCTCAGCTTTCCTGTTGTAGAGTGAAAAAAGTATTAGGGGCGTCTATTTTTTTGGTGCTCTCTCCAGAGTGCGTCGTTGAAAAACTTATCGTTTGGTAAAAATTTGTTGTTAAATATATCGGTACTTGATTGTAGATTTTCTATTTCCCAAAAAGGAATTATATATAGAGGCATGTTATTTGCGGCAGCATAAGCAATTTTAATTCTGTCGCGCTCTTGCGCCTTCAAAAATTCTTCTCTTTTCTTAAAAAACTGTTTTGTGAACTTGAAATGTTGTTCACCTTGAACCTCAATAAGAGATTTGCGCGATGGAATATAGAAGTCGAACCTATACAACCCATTACGCAAATCCCTAAATTGTTTTTCTTTTTCAAAGGGGATTTTATCTTTATTAAGAAGTTTTATAATAATAGATTCATACGATGAAGTTCTACTCATTAAAAATCCTATAATAATCTGTATCATTTATTGTAAGGTCTCCGCGCCAATTAAGGAATTTCGGATGGCGCAACCCCTTCGTTTCTTGCAAAACTTCCATACAAGTAATTTCAGCAATCCTACCCTTATAATTCTGCCAGTTTTGCAAGACTTCATCTGTTACTCCAGATAATGAACCAATTGGAACTAATTTATCCCCTTTCTTTGCACCAATAACCAGGCTGCCAGCCCAATTATTAAAATAGGTTTTCGTCACGGGTTCAATCGGCGCTCCATTTTGGTAATCTTTATAAAATTCACCATTCATTTTTTCGCCAGTCCTGACATTTTCCCACAATTTCCAACTTTCAATTTGTTTCCCATTATATATCCTTGTGGGCGGGTTCATATCAAGAATTACAACATCAAGTGTTTCTTGAAGTTCTTTCTTAATTTTTAAAGTCTTTCGCGCAGTCCTCTTCCCTGGTTCTGGTAGAGCGTCTTTTCTTGTTATTACTGCTCCCTCATAACCATTAGCAAGGGCTAACTGAAGTCTACCCCAAAGCTCTTTTCCTTCATAATAATGAGCGAATTTTTCGTATGATTCTTCTCCACTAGTTGTGCATTTTGTAAAACGCCTTTCTTCCATCATTTGAAGGACTTCAACCCTATCTTCAAACTTTGTTTTCATAAGGCTTTTTCCATTTAATGCCCACACATCAAAAATGTAATAATGAAGCTTTTCACCTGTTTTTTGTCTTTCAATAGCTTTTTGTTCGAGGCATCCCATTATTGTAACAACATTAGAGCTACCCTCTTTATTTGGGAAATAAATTTCTCCAAGAAGGCAAGTCCCATTTGGTAGGCAGTCAAAAAATGGTTGAAGATGCGGCACATGACCTATCTTATTAAGAAATTCACCCGAAACCCCTCTATTACGCCCTTGAAGCCGCATATTGCCATCCATATCTTTAACAAAACGGTAGTAAGCGCCATCTATCTTCCTCGCGCCCAAATATTCGTTGGAAAAAATCATACTTTGGGTTTCAGCCTTAGAATCTTTCTTATAGCCTTTTGGAAAACTCCAATACTTTTCTGATGGAAGCTCTTTGAAATCTACATCATCTATTTTACCAAAATCACCCATAATTTTCTCCTCTTTTATTTATTTTCTACTATTAGTATACCTTAAATTTCCGAATAAATCAATTTCTAAATTGTCCCAATGATTTATATGGAGTTCTTCTTTTTCAACAAACTCAATGGCTTTATAGCTTAAATCTAAAAGTGTACCATTATTATCAATTTCTATATCGTATTGATATTCCAAAACTTCTTCATCTGCATGATTTGACTTTTCAGAATTTTCCGCATCGGCCCTTCTAACTATAAGCGACTTCGCGCCAAGCCGTTTACACATTTTATCAATTTCCTTTGGCTCTCTACACATTATAAAAATCGCTGCCTCTTTTTCATCAAGTCCATTGTACCGAATGTCATATAAAAAATTATCAATACGTCTTTCAATATCTTTTATTGGGATGTCATCCCATTCTGTAAGGATATCTTTCAAATCACTTAAAAATTTTCTATCTTTTGGAGTTTTTTCTCCATTCCAACCCAAATCTTTGGCAATTTCTTTAACTAAATCAACGGTTGAAAGAACAATGCCATAATTTGGTGTGGTAATATCAATTACCTTTGAACAAAAACTATCTTTACCACTACCTGGCGCGCCGTTAACTATATATATCATGGTCTTTTTTATCTCCTGCTTGTATATATTGTAAAACCCAATCTACAAATCTTTGTTTAAAGAAGATAATTTTATCTCCCTCAATAATTTGGCTGGCTTTAAGAATACTATCAATAAAAATCCAACTTTTTGCTTCAGCAAAAAAATCTTGGACTGGTTTAAAGTCCTTTAGTGATTCTAAGTCATTAAGATAACTATAATCATCATACTTATAGTAAAGCTGAATCATCATACACTTATAGATATTATATAAGGTCATACCTAAAAGTTCCATTGTTATTTTCCCATTGATTTCATAAATCTTTTTAAGTCCCCAAACCTGTCCAATTATATAACTAGGGTTCGCCCTAAAGAAAAAGTTGGATTCTTTATTATCTCTTGTTAGAGAATTCTGATTATCTCTCCAAATATAAGTACATTCATCAATCTTACCAGGTCTCTTTGCACAATTAACCGCGATTAAGTTAAAATATGAATCTTCATTTAATCTGAATTCATTTGGAAAACGAATATTGTTTTCTCTTAAATATTCAAGACGATAAATTTTCCCATGGCACCAAGTGACTGGTGTTTTAAAAACATTCAACTGAATACCAGGGTTGTTTTTTTCTTCTGCCATAAAAGTGCTTGAAATAACATCAGCGTTATTTCGTTTGGCTTCTCGATACAAAATTTCAACTGCGCGTGGAGTAAGCATATCATCTGAATCTAAGAACATGACATAGTCACACATTTTTGTACAGTCCATTCCATATTGACGTGCTGTACCTGGGCCACCATTTTCTTTTTTAAGTAAAAAGAGTTTTAATCCGCGCCTCTTATATTCGGCGACGATGTCAGAATAATCTTCTCCATCACCATCTTGAACTATAGTGACAAGAAACATATCTTTCGTTTGCGCTACCAATGAGTCAAGAGCTTTGGGAAGAGTTTCTCGCGCTTTGTATGTTGGTATAATTATATTAACCATTTATGTCTCCTTATATAATAATAGATTATTATTTTTCCCATATAGGTATTACTTTTTATTATTTTCTTTCTTTATTAAAGAAAAGACTTACTCTATTTTAGATTATACACCTATTTTAAAATAAAGTCAAATTTTTGCTTTAACTGCAAGGTCATCGACAAAGTTATTCCATTTGGAATGTGTGGTTTTGTCATCTGCGTGACCCTTTACCTTTTCAAATGTGAACCTTGTATCCTCAAAAAATGGGATAAGCCGCTCCCAAAGGTCTTGATTAGCGACAGGTTGTTTTTTACTGTTCTTCCAACCATTATTCTGCCAGTTTCTATACCAGTTCTGATTTTTACAATTTATACAGTAGGCACTATCAGAGTAGATAATAACAGAATCAAATTCTTCAATAATAGTTAAGGCTTTTTCACAACCATTAATGATTGCCAATAATTCGCAAATATTGTTGGTTGCATTTTTAACGTGACCGCTATCATAGAATAGGAGATTATCTCTATTATCGAGTATTGCCCAAGCATAGCCGCCTACTGCGTCAGCCTTGCCATTACCACTGGTAGCGCCGTCACAATATATTTTTATCATAATTTTCCTCATATTCCCAATAGTACTTTCCAGCAGTATGATGTCCTTTTTTATGGTTGGCAACATTTATAATTGCTGAATGATTTATTCCAGTATTTTTTTCGGCTTCTGTGACGCTGTTATATACAGTTATAATTTGATAATTCTTATCTAATTGTATAATTCTCTTAGATCTTGACTTGCCACTTAGAATATGTGACCTTTTCTCACTTTCCATAATAGAATAAGAGGGACAGCCTTCTAATATTTTCTTTATTGTATTTCTATTATAGCCAGTTATTTCACCAATTTCTTTTATTGAATGACCATTATCCCATTCCAAATATATTTTCTCATATGGTATTTTTATTGGGTTCCTTCGACCACCATTGGTCATATTGTAACCATTACTATTTGGATTGTCAACATAAGAATTAAATAAGGAAATATAATATATTTCTCTTTCATCTAATAGAGAATTATCACATTCTTCTAATTGTTCAATTGAAAAATTATTTTCCTTATATTTTCTAATTGCTCTATGCAAAATATAAGGAGAATTACAAAATATTGATTCACATTTATGTTCTCTCCAACGTTTAGTTATAGAGCCAATTGTTTGCCCTATATATATTTTACCATTGATTTTATTGGTAATTTTATATATAAAACCCATTTTAGTCCTCCATTTTATAATATTCTTCGTAAATATTCTTTACACTTTCTCTTGGAAAATTAAGGTGTGAACACATAAAATCCAAATAATCATCAATTATAATTCCATCATTTTCTTTTAACTTTAACTTTTCAATTTTACGAAACTGTTTATTGAAAAGTTTTGTAAAAAACGGAATCTTTGCTTGAATTTTATATCCATAAAGCCCACTTGCTTGGCGCGCGACAGATAAAAACATAAGATGGTCTTTATTCTTTACATCAAAATGTATAAATTGAATTGTA